TCAAGCCGAATCAATCCTTCGCGGAACGATGCGGACTCGTACTAACGTACAGGGCAACACGGTTAAGTTCCCTAAAATCGGCAAAGGTGTAGCAACGGTCAGAGTTCCTCAGACTGATGTAACCCCTTTAAACGTAACTTACTCTCAAGTCACTGCGACTATGAGCGACTACATTGCCGCCGAATACAGCGATATCTTCCACCAGTCACATATCAATTTTGATGAGCGACGAGAGTTGGTAGAAGTTGTATCTAAGTCAATCGCCCGTCGTCTTGACCAGCTTTGCATTGATGCAATGGTTGGTTCTGCTGGTAGCACAGTACTTACTGGTGTTGGTGGCGCTACTTCAAACATGAATCTAGCTAAGCTCCGAGCAACTGCTAAAGCGTTTAACGAGAAAAACGTACCCGCTGAAGGTCGTTATCTTCTCATGCACGCAAGCCAGCTCGATGCGTTGTTAGGCGAAACTGAAACTACTTCTAGCGATTTCGCTACAGTTAAGGCTTTGGTTCGCGGCGAGATCTCTGCGTTCATGGGCTTCAACATCCTTACTATCGGTGATCGTGATGAAGGTGGTCTGCCCAAGCCTAGCACTCGTTCATGCTTCGCATGGCACAAGGACGCTATGGGTTACGCTGAATCAATGGCTCAAAAGACTGAAGTTAATTATATTCCTGAAAAGACTTCGTTCTTAGTTAGCTCTATGTTTAGCGCTGGCGCAAAGGCTATTGATTCTGAAGGCATCGTTCAGATCAACTGTACTGAATAAGGGAGATTGAATAATGGCTTTTTCAATTGCAACAGACTTGCCTGGATGGGCAACAGTCGGAGCTTCAAAGAGTGGTAGTGCGCCTAGCGTCTACACTTTTATTAGTGCTTCAGACAACAAAGCAGCCGTGGCTGCATCTGGCTACTTCAATGCAATTGAGGACTTAATCGTCACTGGCGATTTTATTCTCAATAAAGCTACTGATGGTGGTCAGCTCTTAGTTGCTACTAACACTGCCGGTGTTATTACGACGACTGCAATCTAAGTAAAACGGGGCGGCTCCGGTCGCCCCTTATTTAGCGAGAGGCGTTGTATGGCATCTGGAGATACAGATATTTCGATATGTTCCGACGCATTAATATTGCTAGGAGCAGCTCCAATAAGTTCGTTTGCTGATGGGACAGATATTGCCCAAGCATGCGAGCGTCTATATCCCGACCTTCGGGATTCGTTAATTTCTAGGTATCCCTGGAGCTGGTCATACCAGAAAGTTAAGCTGGCCCGTTTGGCGGTTGTCCCTGATAACGAGTTCAGATATGCCTATGCTTTACCAGGGGATATGCTCTCAGGCATAAGGGCAATATTTGCAGATTCTTCTACCCACCAATTGCCGATCAGATATGGCTGGCAAATATTCGGTGAGCAGCTTTATACAAACTTAGAGACGGTTTACATTGACTATCAAACGACGGTCAATGAAGCGAAGATGCCTGCATACTTTGTGCGTTTATTGCGTACTGTATTGGCGGGCGAATTAGGTTTGATTGTCACAGATCAGCTTAGCAAGACTGATTTCTACAACACATTGGCATTCGGTACGCCAGGCGAGAATGGCCGTGGTGGTTTATTCCGAGAAGCCATGAATGTAGATTCAAGAGGCAACGCACCTCAAGTTATCGAGGATTATTCGCTGATATATGTAAGAGGGTGATATGGCTCGCTATACGCAATTTCAAACAAACTTTAGCGTAGGCGAGATTGATCCACTACTTCGTGCGCGTACTGATCTCGAGCAATACTCTAACGGTTTAGAATCCGCAAAAAATGTAATTATCCATCCTCAAGGCGGGGCTACTCGTCGTCCTGGGCTGCGTACTATCAGCAAGGTATACGACAACCCAACGGCTCAAGAATTCAAATTAATACCATTTCAATTTAGCAGAACTGATACTTATCTGCTTGCTGTTCAGAGCGGTATTATTAAAGTTTTTAAGAACGATATATTTCAAGTTAATGTTAGTGCCACTGATATTACTTCGGCAATGGTGCCTGATCTTAAATACACTCAGGCTGTTGATACTTTAATCATTGTCCATCAGGACATGCACCCAAAGCGTTTAATACGAAACTCTGATGTTAGCTGGACGTTTGAGGACTTGCCTCTAACCAGCATACCGACCTATGCCTTTAATCCACATTTTCATTACCCACAGTTTACAATTACCCCTTCTGCTGTAGATGGTAATATCACGCTAACTGCATCGTCTTATACTCATGATACAGGTACAGCGCAAGGCGGCAGCTCCAATACTATTCAATTAAAAGCGGCAACCAGTTTTACAGGTCTTAATACACCTGTTGGTATGAATGTAACAATTACTAGTGGTACTGGTTCTGGTCAGTCAAAGCACGTTCATGCTTATGATTCAGGCACTAAAACAATAACGATTGATGGCACTTGGGATACTGCGCCAGATGCAACAAGCGGATACAAGGTTTATCCTTTTGGGGAATCTAGTGTTGGAGAGATTGTCAGCAGAAAGCAAGGCTCAACGTTTAGCGGTGGTCAGGCTAGAATAGTCGAATATGTCAGCGACACTGTAGCTAATGCCACTGTAATAATACCGTTTTTTGATACAACATCATTGACTAACCCTGCGTTTGGTCCTGCTATACCAACCGAGTTAAATAGCTCGTGGCAAGCGGAAACAGGTTATGAGAATACTTGGTCGGATACATTAGGTTGGCCCAGGACTGCATCGTTTTATGAGGCAAGGCTTTATTTTGGCGGTACAGCATTGCGTCCGAATACGCTTTGGGGATCTAAGGTTGCTCAATACTTTGATTTCGATCAAGGCACTGGTCTTGATGATGAAGGCGTCGAAGCAACGCTAAACGTCAACGAATTCAACGAAATTACTAATCTAAATGCTGGGCCTGATCTTCAGATATTTACATCTGGCGGTGAGTTTGTGGTCATACAAGAGGCGAGCACGCCGGTCACGCCAGCGACTTTTATGATTAAACCGCAAACCCAAATCGGATCTAAGCCTGGTTTGCCTGTGGTTAATCTTGGCGGCTCAGCATTATTCGTGCAGCGCCAAGGCCAATCGCTTGTCTCTATGCAATACAATAACGAGCAAGGTGGTTATGGTACGTTGCCTTTATCTACACTTAGCTCGCATCTGTTAAAGACTCCGATTGATATGGCTAGGCGTAGAGCGGTATCTACGGATGAGGCAGACCAGATTTACATTTTAAATCAAGATGACAGTAGTATCACATTGTATTCAATCTTGGCAGACCAGAATGTAATTGCGCCAAGCAGGATTGAGCTTGGTGTTACGAATCCAAGCCATTACACCTTTGTCAGCATTGCGGTTGTTGTGTCTGATGTTTATGTCTTGGTGAAATATGATCCTAATCTTATTGGTGTAAATATCGAGGGACATATCCTAAAGTTTGATTACGATGTTTTTACTGACTACGCAGTAACCGGAACATCTGCATCTTCTGGAACAATGGATCAACCAAATGTTAATGAGCCTGTCAAAGTAATTGGTGACGGCATTGTTGAGCCTGAGACAAAAACAGGTCCGACTGTAAACTTTGATCGGACATACAGCACCTGGCAATTCGGTATAGATTTTGATGTTGAGATTAAGACGATGCCGGTTGAGCCAAGATTGCAGCAAGGCTCAGTGTTTGGTCTTAAAAAGCGTATTGTTCAAATTGACGCACCTGTTTATGAAACTCAAAACATGGTGGTCAACGGTCAGCCCGTTGCCTTTAGAGACTTTGGTGCTGGCGTGTTAGATGTTCCTGTTGCAGAATTTACAGGCACAAAATCAATACAAGGTATTCTAGGCTTTAGCCAGAACGCCCAGATAACAGTAACCCAATCCGTACCTTTGAAGCTCACGCTTCTTGGACTGGAATACAGAGTGAGTATAGGTAACTAATATGGCTCAAGTGGCAATGATTGTTGCAGGAACGTTGCAAGCATATTCTGCATTTAGAGGCGGTCAATATGCTAGGGCCGAATATGATGCACGCGCAGCTCAAGAAAGACTCCGTGGTCGCGCTCAAGCGTTGCAATACAAACAACAAGGTATAGAAGTTTTGCGCCGACTAAACGAAAACTTAGCATCTACGGTTGCTCGAGCTGCCGCTGGCGGTGTTGATCCGTTGTCAGGCAGTGCATTAAATCTGCAAAATTACGCGATGCGAGAAGGAGCAAGAGATTACAATCAAGCCAGAGACAACGCATTGATTGCGACGGGCATGGCTGAATATCAAGCAAAGCAGTACAAAGCTGCTGGTAGCGCTGCGTTTAGATCTGGACTTTTGAGTGCATTAACTTCTGCCGCAATGACTGGTGTTAGTGCGGCTAACGCTAAGCCAGCTCCGGCAACAACACCGCCACCAGCGCCAGTAACGTAGAGATTAAAGATGGCTAGATTACCAAGATATCAAGCAGGAGGCGTACAAGCCGTTGTACCTGGCAGAGTCGAATTTGCTGGCATGCGAGAGCAAGCAAGATTTGCTGAAAGCATTGGCAAGATGGCTGACTTTGTTAATCGTGAAGTTCAGGCTCGAGCAATAAAAAGGACGCGAGAAGAGGAGGAGGCAAACGCATTACAGCAAAGACTGGCCGTTGATAGCATTATTACTGCTGCTAATGTTGAAATGACAAGCGTATATAACGATGCTGAGGCAGCAAAGCTGCCATTCACACAATTCCAACAACAAGCTAAAGAGGTGTATGACGGATTTGCTGGCGCTTTAGAAGGGTTAGATCCTGAATATGCTGGGTTTGCGTTAAATGATTTAAACAGAATAGTGGCTCTGAAAGGCGAGCAATATTCGGTTATTGATCAGAAAAGATCATTAGAAGAAATGAAAGCAAATGCTTTGACTGGATTAGAGCAAAGAGTTACCGAGTCTAAGTATTTAGCTAATTCTGAATCGTTTAATGACGATCTAGCCGCTTTTGAAATTGAGCGGATTGCTGGGTTCATGACTACTAATCAGTTTTCGCCAGCAGAAATAGCAAGAACGATTGGGTCTGTTAAAAAAGAGATGTATCAAGAAAATGCCATCTCTAAATTTAATAGGCTTACAAGTATCGAAGAAAAACAATCTTATATTGAAAAGCTTAATGTCAGGCAGCTAGGACCAGATGGAACTAGAGTTTTAGCTAAGACATTGCAAACGCAATTAAATTCAGAAATAAGCAGGACTAGAAGTCTGGCGACTGCACTTAAGGGCGATATTAAAGATCAAGTAAAAATACTGACTAAAGGTGGTACGCCCAGCGTCGCAACAATTGCTGATCTTGAATCCAAAGCTAGTCAGTTAGCACCATACGATCCTGAAATCGTGCAAGAACTAGATAATCTAGCATTCTTTAGAGAAAACTTGTTGCCGATGCGATTGATGAATCCAATGCAATTAGAGCAAGAATTATTGCAAATAGAGCGTGGGATTCCAGGTAAAGGCGAGGAAGGCTTAGACACAGAGCAAGAGGTTTTGCTGGCTTCTGAGGCTAGGTCATTGTTAAACAATATGACTACAGAGATTCAGCAAGATCCACTAGCTTATGCGATGCGTGTTGGGCATGTTGAATTAGGGACGTTAAATATTGGCGATCCTGAAATGGCATCGCAAAGGCGTGCTCAAGCAAGACAGGTTGCCGGTATCTACGGTATAGAAGAAACATTTTTGACAGATACTGAAGCAACCGAAATTTCAAACGCTTTATCAGAACAAAACCTGCCAAATCGCATGTATGTCCTTTCTAGCATTGTGGATAACTTTGCTCAAGATGCGCCAAAAGTATTGGCGCAAGTTGCGCCTAAGCAACCTGAACTAGCCCAGATTGGCGGCATGGTTAGTCTGGGGTTGTTTGATACTGCTACTATCGCTTTAAAGGGTATGGATAATATTGCACTGGGCAACAAGCCTGTAGAGTTTACCCCAACAAACACTGACTTTATGTTTCAGAGCGCTTCAGGGACAGCTTTTAATTTTCAGCCAGAAGCCAGAGCTGCAACCAGAAAAGTTGCAAATGCCATATACGCACAAAAAGCATTTGAGCAAGGGTTGGACACTTTCGA